GAATCCTCGACTTCTCTTTAACAAATCTAGATTTCTCTACATTAATAATAAAGTCATACCCTTTAATCTCTTTACCTACCTTATCTTGTCTACGACCAATAATCCAAATTGTATTTGCTGAATATATAATACCAGTTCCTCCAGATACAACTTGTCTAGAAAACATTTCTTGTGTTTCATATGTATGATTAACAGCAATTAACGGGATATCATTCAATGTCAAATAAGGCGTTGTCATACGAAACAACGATTTAATTTGTTTAGCTCTTGTCATATCAGCAACTGATTTTGAATCTCTAGCATCATCAACTTCTTTCTTAGACGCTAGGTTGCCAATAGAATCAATCATGATAAACACTTTATCTTTTGAAGTTATTCCTTCAAGTTGTGTTACAAGATCAAACTTCAATTCTTCAACATTCTTAATAGGAATATGTAAAACGCGGGACATATCAATTCCAAAAGAATCCCAATATGCCTGTGGTGAACCAAACTCAGAATCGTAGAATAGTGTGATAGAATCTGGAAACTTATCTTGGTAAGCCTTTAACATCAACAATCCAAATGATGTCTTATAATGTTTAGATGGCCCTGCTAATACAGTCAATCCTGATGTAATACCACCATCCAACTTACCCGTTAATGCCACATTAATCATAGGAACTGATGTTGATATAGGGTCTGACTGTTTAAATATTTTTGATTCTGTCATTACTTCAGCAAGACTTATCTTACTTGTTGCTTTCAACCTTTCTAATAAACTACTCATAATATCCTCATATAAAAAAATCTTCTAATGTCGTTCTCTTCTCTGGAGTCCATCCAACAAATGTCAACATATGTTCAACAGGTTGTAAAAAAGCTTTCTTAAATTGTAACTCATAATCTATATATTTGTCAATTTCGAACTCTTTTGGAAGTACAGATGGAACAGATATAACATTAGAATATAAAGTATTAGGAATTTTAAGATAACAAAACTTTATTTTTGTTCCATTCTCAATATAGTTATACTTATCATTAATACCTAACTTATTAACTGCAAAATTATAAATTAATGAACCACGAACTTGAATAGGGGTTCCTTTCTTAAATATCTCTGTTTGATCAAAATACTTATCTATATTGTTAGCTGTCCGTGGAAATGATATTTCATCATAACTAGAATTAAAGAAATCTATCTTAAAATTTTTGTAAAATAATTGTGCCTCGTCTTCATCACCATTTAATATAATGTTAATAAAGTCTTTAATTGCTGTTCTACATTTAGATGGCGTAGAACTTCTAACAGCCTCAACTCCCATCATCTTTATCCTTGGTTCGGTATAACGTGTACCTTCATTATCAAGAACATTCATGATATATCTTTTCTTAGCAAAGAATACTGATGAATCTGCAATTGTTTCACGATCCATTATCATCTTTTGCTCATAAGCATTTGTATATTCTGCTAATTCTTTATACGAATCATCAATAACTTTCTGGATATGAGTTTCTCCTATCTTAGCAAGAAAATCTGTAATATCAACTTTACCTTGATCGGGTTTCCATATTAATGTATCAATAACAGATTCAAAAGTCACATAAACAGAATCCGTATCAACCGCAACAACATAATCAACATCCTTGGTTTTCATGAGATTGTTCATATACTTGTTCAATGCTTTCTCAACCCACCGAATACTTAACTGTCCAGCAGTCGTAATAGATTCTGCCATGTTAACATCAAAGTGACGGAAATACTTATTACCAAGCGCACCATATAATGAGTTCAACAGAATCTTTAATGCCATCTGTTTCGTATGAAGTCGGAATTCCTCATCCTTATCACCGTCATCAATAGCCTCAAACATAAGTTTCTTTGAAATCTTACGTTCATTGAAATACACTTCCATTAGATCAGGTAGAAATCCCTTCTTACTTGTCGAATAAGTCATTCCATTAGGTGTAATAGTCAAGTCTGTTAAATCAAACTCATTTTTCTTTTCAAGCATAGAATCGATTGTCACATTAGGTATATGTCCATTAATCGTTTCTGGTGATATATTATATTGCATGATTAAATGAGGATATAACGATGTCAAATCAAACGACATAACCCACTTGTGACGGCCCGTCTGTGGTTCCTTTACATACCCACCAACAAAATCTCTATCTTCCTTAGCTTTCTTTTCAGATATAATTATATTTTTATCATACAGGTAGTTATAACAAATAACATCCCATACTTTTAATGTACCAAGAACATCTTCATAGTTACACTTTGCCATATATGACATCATGAAAACTAAGTCAAATAACTTCAGTTTATCATCAAGTTGTTTAACCAATATAACATCTTTTATGTTATAGTCAATGAATAACTCATAATTCTTTTCGTATAGGTTAAATAAGTTATCGTAATCAGAATAATCAATCTTCTTTTCATTTAACTCAATATGAGATATATTATTTAAAGAATATGACTCTCTTTGATTATATGTGAATTTTTTATACAAAACGACATAATCTAGTGTTGCAATCCCTAAAATATTATATACTTGTTGTTCTTTTCCAAATGACATTACTTTATTTTCACGAATATTATTCCACGGACTTAATTTTTTAGCAAAGTCGAATGATATAACTCTAGTAATACGATTAACTATATATGGAACATCAAAGAACTTAATATTCCAGCCAGTAATAACATCAGGTTTGATATACGTCCACATATTGACAAACTTAGTCAATAAGTCCTTTTCATCTAGGCATTTGAGGTATTTTACATTATCAGATTTTGGAGTATAAGTGCCCATGCCAAATACAAAATAAGTGTCATTATATTCAACTGTAATAGCATTAATCTCAGCATTAGCTTTTTCTGGATACGGGAAACCACCTTCTGGTGGCTGCATAGTTTCGATGTCGAAGTTTAATATACGAATATCAGAGGCATCAAACTTAATATCATCTCTCCAATATTCTGTTATATATTTGTATTGATTTTGAAAATTTCCAAAGATTTCAAAAATACCAGAGTAAGTTTTGATATAATTATCAGACTCTTTGATACTATTGAAATCTTTTTTAACTAAATTTTTAGATCCGCAAATATTCTTATAGATAGTTTCTTTGTCATCTTCTATCCATAAGCTTGGCTTATATTGCAATTTACTAAAATATTGTTTACCATCATCATACCCTCTAGTATAAATTTTACCAGATTGTTGAATGACATTAGTATAGAAACTACTCATAACTCTCCTCATTAATAAAAATTATATCATAAAAAGTGGGAGTTGTAAAGTCTATATTAGGATATTTTTCTTCGGTGTAATAATTTTACCATACATTTGAGCATAAGAAGATTCGATGTCTTGTGTTGGTTCTGCTGTTGTCACGATAAAGTCTGTTGGTATCATGAACTCAGTTGTCGTTGCATAAGGCATCCATGGCGACAATGCCATTCTCATAGTTCCTCCATCATCATGACCCATCGGCAGGATAACAGCGGGATTTTCTACTTTATATTCTGTACCATTATTTTCCAGAACATAACACATAATATCTTCACCAGACCGCAATCTTAAAATCTCAATACTCATTTATTTCCACCTATATTATATTTTGAAATAAGTTCCCATTGGGACTTATCTTTATAACTAATTATTTTTATTTGATTCATTGGTGCAAGATCGCCAACAGGTTTAATCAACGTCATCAGCCCCCACTCACTTAATAACTTAGCAATAGCATTTCTTCGTTCTATATCATTATCTGATATATCAGTTGGTTTTCCGTCTAGTTTAAATAATTCTTTAAAGTGGACAAGATAATACTTACCTTGTTTATGAAGAATATGACAGGATTGATATAATTTATTATCTTTTCTCGAAGCTACCCCAATCCTAGTCAATGTCTCCTTTATTTTTAAAAAATCATCAGACTCCTTAAACTTAATTTCTAATAGTGATTCAATGTCACTCATATTATATCTTCCTTTACTTAATGATATTAATTAATATTTATAAAATTAACATCTACCACCTTTATATAAAGATTTCTCGATATACTCAAATTGTTCAGGTGTTATCAAGTCCAGCACTTCACGAGCCTTTCTATCAGAATAATTATAATATTCTTTTATTAATGACAAACGAGAATCTGGATTATACTTCAACCAAGTAGCAAATCGTTTCTTCTTTCGTATCATATTAATATAATAATCATATTGAAGTCTATTATCTAAGCCATAATACATATTCATTTCATTAGACGGAAACAACGAATCAATATGAGCAGACATACATTTGTTTATAATGAATGGAGAATAATCTTTCTCATCCTCATCAGTAATCATTATATTCTTTTTAGAATAGTTAATTGAATTTAACCACTCCTTTAATTCTATACTCATTTAAATGAACACCTTAACATAATCTCAGTTAATGCTGCTAATAAATTAATCTCAATATCAGATACAAATGCAGACTTATATTGATATTCAGCAATAATCACAACAGCTTCTGGGATTGATGCTGGTTCAAGACTGTCATACAACGAATCATAGATTGAACGATATACCGCATCAGACTCATTGTCAAGATTATCAACAACCCATTTTCGTACATTAGTGAATTCTTTATTACTCAAGAATCCTATAAGTTCTGCAATATTAAGGTTTGTTGTTGCTAGAATATTAGAGTCTATAGAACCTGATACAGAATATCTCTGAAGCTCATTAAGCAATCGTCTAAAATCTGGAAAATATTTCATTATCAACTGAACAACAACATCCTTTGAATATTCGACATTCTCCATTGAAAGAATATATTCAACTCGTTCCAACAATTTCATTGCTAAAATAGGTTTGTTCTTCTTGGATATTGTAAAGTCTATAACGGAACATCTTGAGTGAATGGGTTCAATCAACTTATTCTTAAAGTTACAAGTTAGAATAAACCGACAGTTCTTATAAAATTCTTCAAATACACCACGAATAGCTTTCTGTGCATCAGGAGTCATTGAATCAGACTCATCTAGAATAATAACTTTAGTCTGATTGGTTAATGATACGGTAGAAGCGAACTGTTTTACTTTGTTTCTAATTGTATCAATACCACGTTCATCTGATGCATTAATCATTACATAATCTGCACCAATCTCAGAACATATTGCTTTTGCTATAGTTGTTTTACCAATACCAGCGGAACCTGTTAACATCAGATTTGGTATCTCTTTGTTCTTGATAAAGTTTTTAAATGTATCTTTCATTTCATCTGAAAGAATACAATCGTCAACCTTTAATGGTCTATACTTCTCCACCCATAAATCGCTCATAATATAACCTCATAATTTAATGTATTGTATTCTTTATTTCATCAGAACCGTCTTCAACAAGACCATGAATTGATAGTATAGATTCTATTAACTCATTAGGGTCTGCACCTTTATCAAGGTTCTTTTTAAAAGCTAACTGAAGCATAGCAAACCATGCCGTTTGTGGATATATAGAATCCTCACTTATAAGTACATCCTTTTCTTCCATTATAGGCTCAACACGTTTCTTAACCCAATGAAGAATTTCAAGATATTCTTCTAATGCTTCTTGTTCATCATCCATATGTTGATGTAGGTTCTAATGCAATCCAATATTCAACAGAGTTAGATTTAAATCTTGAAATTCCTTTTTCTGAAATAGTTACTTCATAATCATCAGGAATCATTCTCAAATTATCTGACTTAAAGTAAAACTTATAGGGAACTCTTGTATCCATATCATCAATTACAACTTTATGAGTGTTTGCGTTGCCGGAATTCTTATCTATTACTCCAAAACTAACAACCCCATCTTTACACTCTAATATAATATCGGATAATTGGAGAATCGAACCGGCTGTAGTAATTCGATGTAAAAGACTTTTAGTTAATGTAAATTTCACCTCTTCTGAAGGTAATGTAACTACTTTATCTGATGTAGTTAAAATATCTTTAGAAGCAAAATAATACTCTGTTCTCGAATTAACATCACCTTCTTCTATAATATCAACAGACTTATCTTTAAACTCTAAAACTGGCGTAGTATATAATGATGATGTTATTAATGATAAAAATTCTGATAAATCATAAAGACCAAATTCCGGCAAATCTTCTTCAACCTCAGCTGAACCTAATATATTCTTCATTGCGGAAATCGTCTTAATAGTTTTACCGCCAGAGCAATAAAAGTTGGAGTTAATTGTCGAAAAGTTTTTTAATATTTCCAGAGTTTTTTTGGATAATTCCATTCAATTTCACCTTTAGTTAATAAAGTTATATTGTAACATAATATATTACAATTGTCAATGTTCATGATCAATCAGGATTTGTTTATGATCATCTGCCTGATGATTATCGACATCAGGCAGATAGACACAATAAGAGAAGTTATGTGTATGTATAATGCATTTTTTAAATTCAAAATAATTTTGCATAAACAAACCATACAAAATTAATATCAATATTAACCTAACTATCTCCCATCGTGTCATCACACACCCCTATTCTATATCAATAATTTTACGTTTTTTATTCTCAGGCAATTCCCTAGAAAGAGAAATAAACAACATACCATCTTTCATTGTAATATTATTTATTTTAATATCCTCTGACAATTTAAATTCTTTAGAAAACTGTCGTTTTGATATACCTTTATGTAAATAATTAACTTCGGGAACATTTTTAATTTCAATTGATCTAACTGTTAACATAGAATCAAAATATTCAACCTCAATATCCCCTTTTGTAAATCCAGCTAATGCTATCTCAATAATAAAATTTTCACCATCCACACTAACAATATTATATGGAGGATATTTAGTATTTGAATTGTTAGATAATGCCTCTAACTGCTCGAATGCTTTATCCATACCTATAGAAAAATGTGTGTATGGAAATAAATGATGTTTTAGTGTATTTGCTGATGTCATAATAGACTCCTTATATTAAGCAAGTTTTTAAATTGTCCAACATGGACGGTTTTATAATCCCTTTCGGCGACTATATTATTATTTATAACACTTGTAGTTTTAATACCCCCAATCATTAATAAAATAAAAATAAACATAACTGATAGAATAATAGATATTATATATCTCATTTTTTATCCTTTTTAGTCCAATCATCTATATCTAACTTATGTAACTTTCTCATTAAAAAAGATCCTAAGGCAATACGAACCAGACTAGAAAATGATATATTATATTTTTTCTGGTACAATCCTGCCATAGAAATTAAATGATCATCAAACCTTATATTCCTTGGCGTATTATTATATCGTTTCTTCATTATACAACAGGGCTATAATCCTTTTCTTCAGGAGGATATTCACTCTCATTACCAGTAACTTCAAATGTATCTGATAATCCATTAGTAGATGCATCAAACTTAGTATACAATTCTTTGAACGTGTTTTTAGTATCCTCATCAAAACGAGAGATGGCTAAATCAATAGACTTCATACGATCATTAAAGATAGAGTAAGTCTGGACAATATGACCTAGACGGCGGGTTGAAATAACATCATCAACACCATCATCATAAAAAGTCTTACGAATACCGTCTGCCCATGACACTAACAACTTAGCAAACTCTTCATCAACCTTACCATATGTTTTCATGTGGTTCATTAGAATTTTTTCTTCTGTAACAACTGGAGCGAATGGTTGTTCAATAGTAATAGTAAATCTCTCTAAGAATGCTTCATCAATGATTGTAGCAGCAGAGAACTTACCAGACTCAGAACCTTGGCCTTTGGTGTTAGCAGTAGCAATAACATTGAAACCCTGTTTAGGTTCAATCAGCTCACCAGTCTTTTTAATGACGATTGGTTTACCTTCTAACACACCTTGCAGACACATAATTTTATTAGAACCACGATCAATCTCATCAATCAACAAGATTGCACCCAATTCCATCGCCTTAACTACAGGGCCTTTCTCAAATACTGTATCTCCATTAACTAATCGAAAACCTCCAATTAAATCATCTTGATCAGTTTCAGGTGAGATTTGAACACGAATGAACTCGCGTTTGGCATTGGCAGCTGCTTGTTCTACCATCATGGTTTTACCATTACCAGATAAACCAGTAATATAGATTGGATAGAAAAACTCTGATTTGATAATTTTTAAAACATCTTTATAAGCACCCCATTTCACGAAATCTTTATCAATTGATGGAATATATGATATTTTAAAACTAGAAACATTTGGTGTTTCTATGACTTTTTTTTCATTTACTCTTATAGGAACAATAACACCAGATATATCATAAACACCCCTAGAAACTGATATTAAATGTTTTGTTAAACCTTGTCCATTATTATAATCAAGTTCTATAGAAGCAGCAACTAATTCACTCTTTTTGTATTCGGTTCTAGTAGGATCTTTTGATAATAAAAGATCAACAACTTTTTCAACTTTTTTCATAATATATTCACCATTTCATTAATTTATACCTTATTATAACATTATTCTACCAATCTTGTCAAGTCTTTTTTTAAATTAATTACAATAAGAACAACAAGAATTTACTATATACATTAACTAACAATCTCCCTATAAATATCAGACCATTTATACATTCGTTTAGCATCACCCTTATAACTAGCGTTATGGGGGTGAGCTACCAATATACCATTAAGACCCAATCTTATACCAGTATCAACATTATCTGGTTTGTCTTCAATCCAGAACGCACCTGTATCTTTATATTTTAATAAAGCATCATCTTTATCAGCACCCGTGTCTAGAATGTTGTATTCATCAAACACTCTACCAAACAAAGACTCTAGGTTATTTATTCGTAGTTTTTGAGCAGAAACTCTATTAGATAATGAGGTAATTGCGTGGAACATGTAACCATGTTCTTCGTGAAGTTTCCTGATATATTTAACAGCATCCCTCAAAGGTGATAAGAAGGCTATGTCAGTAGATTCGTTGAAATCTCTTGCCATTCCACGACCTTCATCCCTTGGTATGTTATATTTTTCGTTAATTTTATAAGAAAATGGATTGGCCATATCGTAGCAATATTTCTCCTTTACCCACTTTTCAAAATGATATTCCCAATCAAGCAGAACACCATCCACATCAACTATAATAATTTTTTCTTTTATTCTCAAAACATCTCCCATACATCATCATTCACAACAACTTGATCGTCAACAGCTTCATCATCATCAAACTCATTAATGATAACATGGAAACCTCAATCAGCTGAACTCCCCACCACAATTATAGTATAACATAACTATAGCATAGAGTCAAGGCTTATTTTCATTTATTTAGGTACAATATGATGATTATGCATAATATAGTTTCATTATGCTTTATAATACTCCATCAAATCTAACGATTCGGCAACATTTAAATTAGTTATTTTTCCATTATATACATAAACACCTTTTGAAAAATAGAAATTTATTTTATCAATATCAGAAAATGCCTTATTATGAATGATATTAGATAACGTTATTATATAAGGTAATGTAGATTCAGTTAATATATCAGTGGCACTTTTAGGATAGGTTCCAGGCATATTAGAAACACAATAATGAATAATCCCATGTTTAGTAAATATTGGATTTTTATGATTTGTTATTCTTGAAGTTTCAATACAACCACCTTGATCGATAGACACATCAACAATAACAGAGCCCAGTCTCATTGTTTGTACCATATCTTCAGTAACAACAATAGGAGCTTTCATACCCGGCACAGACACAGCACCAACAAGCAAATCTGCATTTACAATACTATTTCTTAAATTTTCTTCAGTTGATGTTTTATATGATACAGAATTTTCTTCATTGCCAAACCATTTTTGACTTTCAAGATCTAAACCTAAAAGTATAACATTAGCACCCATGCTATTTGCCATTTTAGCAGCGTGTCTACCAACAATACCATCCCCCACAACTACAACATTACCAGAGGTAATACCATTAATTTTTCCTAATTGTACCCCAGATCCTTTATATCCAGTACCAGAGCATTGAAGATAATAACTCCCTATAGTAATAGACATATTACCAGCAATAGCAGACATTGGAGACAATAAAGGCAAATTACCATATTCATCGGATACCGATTCATACGCAATAGCGGTAGTTTTTGTGGATAATAATTTAAGTGTCAATCCCCTATCCACGCCAGATAAATGAAGATAAGTAAACACCACCTGACCATCAAAATATTTATATTCTTCTGGTAATGGCTCTTTTATTTTAACTACCAAATCAGAATCCCACGCATCATGGGCATCACACATCGTAGCACCAGATTCTATATAATCATCATCATAATATCCAGACCCCTCCCCAGCAGAAAACGTTACAAACACAGAATGTCCATTATTAATTAATACACGAACCCCAACAGGAGTAATTGCCACTCTATACTCATTATCCTTTATTTCTTTAATTAAACCAATTTTCATTTTACACACTCTTTTAAGTTAACCTTTTTGACAAATTACATCAATAATATTAAACTCTCCTACTAAAATTGCCTGTTTTTTTAAAAGTAATTACATCATCAAACCGTTCACTCATATGGTTCTTATGTGATATAACAAATACATTCTCATTCTCTAATGTATATAAAATCTTCATGAATTCTTCTGTACCATTATCATCTAATGATGAATCAAAAATCTCATCAATAATTAATAAATTTGTATTAGCAGAGTTCTTCATCTTAGCTATCTTACGCCAAGTGAATAATAATGCCAAGTCAATTCGTTGTTTTTCTCCCTCAGAAAAGTTAGCATAACTAAATTCATCTACATATCGTGAAAATATAGTTTCATTAAACTCTTCATCTAAATTAAACCTAGCATGAAACTCCATTGCAGATAAGAAAGAATTTATAGTCTTATTTATTAAAGGAACATACTTTTTTATAATAGATGCCTTAACACCTTCATCAGATAATAAATTCTTCATCACATTAGAATATTCTTTATCTTCTACTATAGATTGTAACTTATTTTCTAATAATTGTAAAGTATTTTTTTTACCTTTCATCGATGATTCTAACTCATAAATCTCTACATTACCATTTTCATCACACAACATGTCCTTTTCAATATCTATATTAGCAGACATTAAAGATTGTATCATAACATTATTTGTCTTTATAATAGATTCATTATTCACAACATCCATATCAATAGATATAATGTTATCAAGTTTTGATTGTGATATAACCAAATCATTCTTTAATCTATCTAAAGCCTCTGTAATCTCACACTTCAATTTACTTCTTGTTGACAACACAGATTCCTTAAACGAATCATCTATATTCTGCATACATTCTGGACATAACTCATTAGAAGAGTAGAACAATAACGACTTATCAACATTCTTTAATTTACTATTCAATTGTCCTTGTACAATAGACAGTTTTTTATTATGGGATTGTGCATCTAATACATTACCAATCGATTTATGAAGTTGACTATTAACGTTTTGAAGTCGTTCACTATCATGATTTAACTTTACAATTTTATCATTATTTTCTAATAAACGTTTACTATTCTTATCATGGTTTATCTTAACTCGTTTTTTTAATGAGTTTAAATTGATGGCATTCATTTTAACCTTTTCAGTTAACAAACTAACACCATTAGATAACTCTCTATGTTTGTCTACTATATTACGAATCTCAGCTTTAAGTAAAATATTCATCGAACTGAATATCTTAATATCTAATAATTCTTCAACAAGTTCTCTTCGATATGATGTAGTCAGTTTCATAAAAGGAACATAACTAGATGATCCAAGAACAACCACTTGTGTGAATGTTTGATAATTCATCTTCATTATGTTCTTTTCAAGGTACTTTTGATAATCTCTTACCTTAGCGTCTTGATTAATCATATCCCCATTAAGGTATATCTCAAATATATTAGGTTTTATTCCTCTAACAATACAATAGGAATTTCCACCTAACTCAAAATATACCTCAACAACACAACCCTTTTTGTTAACAGAATTTATTAGGTTGTTCTTTTTTATAGCTCTAAATGGTTTACCATATAATCCAAATGTTAATGCATCAATTAATGTAGACTTCCCATGACCATTCTTCCCCACAACCATAGTTTTATTAAACTTAGATAATTCTACAGTCTGAAATGAGGCTCCTGTTGATAATAAATTTTTCCACTTCACCTTTTTGAAATTAATCATAACAATCCCATATACATTATAAATGATCTTTGCATAATACTTTAACTATATTTTTCATTGCTATAGATTGATCATCAGGAGATATTTCTATATTTAATATATAAGATTGTGACTCATCATCTAATGCAGTTTCTAATACACTTCTAAATTGAGAAGAATCTGATATATATACCCCAACACCACCATCCATTAAATCTGTTATTTTATCATATCTCCAATTATGAATAGTATTAAAATCTCCTTCCATAATAGCATTTTCTGTAGAATATCCTCTATTATTAAGTATAAGTATAATACTATTCAAGTTATTGCGAATATGTGACGAAAATTCAGAACCCGTCATTTGAAAAGCACCATCACCAACAATAACTATTGGTCTTTTATCTGGTTTTGCATATTTAACACCAATCGCAGCTGGAACTGAAAATGACATAGACGTATAATAAGCCATACATAAAAATTGTCCTTTCCTCATAGGAACATCAATAATACCAAATAAAGATTCACCTATATCAGATATGACTATATGATCATCTGTTATCAATTCACCTATAACATTAAATACATATTCCAATTTAGTCGGACTTGTATTATCATATGATTTAAAAGGGTAGGTAATGGTATCATAGACACCATCCCATCTATCTATACAATTACTAGATTGAACCTTCGAATCATCTAGATATACTAAAGATGATCGAACTAACTCATAAAAACTAGAAGTTGTAGATTTTAATGTTTTAACATGTTTATTTTCAAACATGATACCATCATCCATATTAATAGAAATATCAGCAACAAAATCAAATGATTCGATATCTGTATTAACCATACCAATTGTAAAAATACAATCTGATTTTTTTATCTCATCAATAACTGTTACATCAGAAAATAAGTTAGAAACACACCCAATAGAATTACGACTAAATTCATTTATTGTTGATTTACCCAACAATGTTGTAAATATAGGAATATTTAACTTCTTCGCAAAATCAAGAATATAATCTTCTAATGTATTTCTAAATACCTCATGGCCAATAATTAAAATTCTATTAGTTGCTGATTTAAATTTATCTAAATTAGAGTATGGTAAATTTATAGATTTACATTCTTTAGAAATTTGTGTATCCTTAGCATAAATACCAATATAATCCTTCATATAGGTAGAATAGATTTTTGGTGACGAATCATCCCCATATACCATTTGGAATTTCTCTAAATATTCATCAACCGGACGTATTATATCTTTATTTGAAAATTCAATATAAACTGGTCTGGAATTATCTCTCATTTTATTCAATGCTAAATGAATTACAGCCATATTAAAAAACATATCATCAGAATCTAATGAGCAAGTATAACATGTAATATTCTTAAATATATCTTTTTGAGTGTTTTCGTTATTAATAGTGTGGTGTCTATTCGGATTTATTAACAAATCTTCTTCTGACGGCTTACCAACAAGAACAACTAATGGAGATCTTTCAGCATATGCTCCAGCAACAGAATTCATAATATTCATAGCACCAACAGAATAGGTAACGCATACCACACCACACCCTCTTAATCTACCATAAGCATCAGCAGCATATCCAGCACAATCTTCTCTACTCACTCCAACATATTCTGTTTCATCATGATTTTCAATTTCATGTATAAAATTCAACGTATAATCGCCAGGTATGCCAAATATATGTCCTGAACCATACAACCTTAATTGTTCTATTAAAAAATGTCCTAAATTCATACAATCCCCTCATTTAAATTAATCATACTAATTCAATAGCCTCCGTATATAATTCATTCATTCGTTTTTGAAGATTGTCTATATTAATACCATCAATATTAACAGACTCAATATATTTATTAATTAAACTAACAGTGTCATCAATTTCTTCAATATTTGTTAGGATAGGATCATCAAAATCATTAGACTCGATAATCTTTATATCAATAACTGTTATCTCATTATACAATCTATCCAAGAATCTATCAAACTTATAGAAATTATTTTTTTCTGTGACAATTAACTTAATAATCTTATTATTATATACCTTTACATCAAAATCATCATAATTAATTAAATAATCATCGTAATATATCTTTTCTAGAATTGTATAAGGATTCTCTATAAATTCCATCTCTAATGTTTCTGTATCAAAAACATGAAACCCTTTTTTCTCACCATAATCAGACCAATTTATCTGATATGCTGTACCTAGATAATATATAGTTCCATTATCAGATTTTTTATGAAAATGTCCTGTATATACACTATCAAACTTCGTGAAGAGAGACGAATTTAATCCATGTCTAGCAATAATAGAAGAATTTAAATAAAATCCATTAATCTCTAAATGTCCAAAAGCTATCTTTGATCTAGTTATATCAATAAGGTTTAATGACTTTTCCATGTTCTCTGGATTAATCCAAGGAATAAAAAGAATATCAAGTCCTCCTATATTAACTTCTTCAGTTTCAGAATAAGCAGTTACATTATCATATAAGTTTGTAAGTAAATCTATTGAATTTATATCATTAGTATTCTTGAAGTATGTGGAATGATTCCCAATAATACAATGAAGCTTTATATTCTCTAACTGTAACTTATCAAACCACATTTTCTGTGTTCTGTGTAAGATATTATAATTGATATACTTCCTATGATCAAATGTATCACCTAGATCAATAACTGTATCAATATTATGTTCTTTGAGATAAGGAAAGAATATGTTAGAATAGAATTGTTCAAAATATTCTGAAAAAGCAAGAGAGTCATTTCTGGCTCCAAAATGTTGATCTGTTACACAAGCTATTTTCATTTAAAATAATCCCTTAAAATATCATCATAATATTCTCTTAATTCAGGATAGATTTCTTGATTATCTATATTAAACAATTGTGTTATATCAGACCTATGTATAATACCTCTTTTAATTTCTGATTGTTTTTGTTCTTTTTGTATACGTCTAATAAAAGCATAATATATTATTTGTGTAAAATAAGAGAATGGATTATTTGATTTTTCTGGATTAAAATTATGAGCATAGGCAATACAGTTTTCAATACCATCCAAAATCATTTCATCTTTGTAAGTATAATTCCTAAAATTAGGTCTAGTAGCTAGATGTTTAGCTATCTTCATAAAAGCAATTGCAGCTTTTTCTGGTATTACTGGTCTTTTAAGTCCAGAATTAAATTTTTTATATTCTTTATAATCTACATATAATTGTCTGTATAAAGACATTTCTTTTAAAAAATCTTCATTATTAACATAGTGTGTCGGATTCTTATTTTTTGTTTCAGTCATTATATATTCCATTTATGATTTACTATACTATTATAACATAAAATCAATCAATTGTAAAATGGTGTTATTCCTAAAGGAATAACATAATCACCAAAGGTGATTATAATTATTATTAATACCATTATAAAAAAAGACAATAAAATTTAAAGACAGGTTACGATTTCCTGTTAGCCTAGTTCCTGTTAATTCAGGAATCTTCAATGGACTCAACTGTATATTTGTATCATACAGAATTGTTAAATGCCCCGACCCGATTACTTCACCATTTATTGCTTGCACTTACTCAATGGTTGGTTGCATCAAAACATTGGTTTCAATGGTAGCCTCTAACACCCGATAGCTTGCGACTCAGACGGTGTTCTTTAATTTATTGTGCTTTAATTTACTATTATTATATTATAGATATATCACTATTGTCAAATTAAATTATTTAGGACACTCCATTAATAATTCGGTATATTCCTCTTTCATTGCTCGATTAACTTCATTAAAATAATGAAGTGGCCCACCCCTAAATGGGGCAAATCCAGTACCGAAAATAATACCAGAATCTATTAGATCCGCATTATCAACAATACCTTCTTCTAAACATAATTTACACTCATTAACAATAGTTTCTATTAATCTGGATGCTATCTCTGGTTTTGGATCTGTATGAATTTTATCATCAAGTGTATTATACATATAAAATCCTTGTCCAGATTTGACACCAAACTTTCCATTTTCTATAAGTTCATTTAATCTAGGCGGTATAGTAAAGTTTAAATCCTTACCTATTATATCCATAACAAAATAACAAACATCAAGTCCTACAGTATCTGCCAATTTTAAAGGCCCCATAGGCATACCAAAATCAGTAAAAGAAATGTCTATTTCTTCTTTAAGATATCCCTCATCTAGCATATTAATAGCTTCAACAAGTGTAGGCATTAATACTCTATTAACTAAAAAGCCAGGGCTCGATTTAACCTTGAGTGGAAGTTTATCTATATGTCTACAAAATGACATACCTTTCTCTATAACATCATTGGAAGTAATATCAGAATATACAACTTCGACTAATGGCATTTTTGCTACTGGATTGAAGAAATGAATACCAATTAATCTTTCTGGATTTTTCATTTTTTCTGATAATACTTCAAGTTTTATAGAAGATGTATTTGTTCCTAATATAGCAGTTGGTTTCATTTTACTTTCTAAATCATTATATAAACTTCTTTTAACATAAACATTTTCAATAATAGCTTCAATAACTATATCTGCGGTGGATATACCATACCCATTTTTATCAGGTATTAACCTATCAAACACTTCATTAATTAGATGTTCACGTCCAGCAAATCTTTTAGTATAAAATTTATACGACTTCTGTAATGACTTTGCTATCATTTTATCATCAATATCCTGTAATGTCACTTTATAACCACTTAGAGCAACCCACATTGCAATATCTCCACCCATTGCACCAGCACCTATGACATGTACATGTTTAAGATTTAACTTAGATTTATCACCAGAAGATTTAAGTAAATCTTGTAACATAAACACACGGAGTAAATTTTTTGCAGTATCCGTCATAGCTAATCTAGAAACCGATTCTGCTTCTGCTTTCATAAATTTAAACTCATCATATCCATATTTTTCCCATATATCAACTAAGGCATATGGTGCTGGATAATGTTTTTTATTAACCTCTTTATGTAGATTTTTACGAATTTTCATTGATACTAATTTTCTTCCAATATAGGAATGCATCATTTTATCAAGTTTATCTGATCGTCTAACTGGTGGACATTTTTCAAGAACATCTATAGCAGACTTATATAATAAACGTTGTGGGACAATATAATCAACCAATCCCAACTTTTTTGCTTGATATACTGATAAAGTACGTCCGGTTAACATGATACCCATTGCTTTAATGACACCAATAACTCTAATAGACCTAACAGAACCTCCAAAGCCGGGGTGTATTCCCAACTTAACTTCAGGAAATCCCACTCTTATCTTTGGGGAATCTAAAATAATTCTATAATCGCACGATAATGCTAACTCCAATCCACCACCAAGACATACTCCATTAATTAATGCTAATGTTGGAAATTCCATGTCATCAATCAACCACATGACTTCTTGGCCTTTGGTTATAGCAGTATATGCGTCATTATATTCGTGAAAATTCTTAAACTCTTTAACGTCAGCACCGGCAATGAACCCAGAGGGTTTATCGGAACAAATAACCATGCCAGAAATCTGATAATCGGTTTTAACCTCTAATAATACATCTTTTAATTCTGTTAATACTTCATCTGATAATACATTAAATTTACCATAAGCGTAATCAAAATGCACCCATGCTATATTATTATTATATTCTAATTTAAAATGTTTATAGTTCATAAATTATCTCTTTAAATTTTCAATTAAAATCGCTCCACCCTGTCCATGTCCAATACATAAAGATGCAACCCCATAACGTCCACCATTCGACTCTAACGTTTTAGCCAGATGATATACTATCCGTGTGCCAGAAGCACCTACTGGATGACCTATACTAATAGCCCCACCATGAATATTTAATTTATTATCAGGGATTTTTCCAAATGGATTATTTAAACCAAGTTCAGATAAACAATAATCATTATTATTCAAAGCTTTTATACAACCAATAACCTGTGCAGCAAATGCTTCGTTTAATTCCCAATAATCTATATCATTACAATTCAATCCATTTCTCATAACAAGAGGAACTATTGACTTGACTGGGCCCAACCCCATTTCTGAAGGATCTACTCCAGCCCACTTAGTATCAATAATTTTTGCAATAACTTTATCACGGAGGTTATACTTATCTAGTGCAGACTCACTTGCAAGTAATACAAATGCAGCACCATCAGTAATAGGTGAAGAATTTCCAGCAGTTACATTTCCAAATATTTTATCAAAAACTGGTCTTAATTTTCCTAACTTTTTAATAGTATTTTTAGGTCTAACAGATTCGTCCTTGTTATAAAAATTTCCATCAGTGTCATATATAGTAATTACCTCATCATCTAATATACCATTATCTTGTGATATTGATGCTTTCATATGACTATCCACTGAATATGAATCCATTTCTTCTCTAGATATATTAAACTTATATGCCAAATTCTCTGCGGTTTGCCCCATTGATAAATTAATAGTTGGATCTTTTAGTGCTCGTAATAAACTAATCACAGGAACTAATAATTTAGGTTTGAACTTAAATAATATAGTTAACTTTTTAAGCATTGACTTAGCTAATGTAAATTCAGACAACCATATTGTCATATCATCATTAAATAATAATGGTGCTCTGCTCATCGTTTCAGTTCCACCAGCAATAATCAAATCCGATTCACCACAATATATACTTCTATATGCGGAATCAATTGACTGTAAACCAGAAGCACAATTACGTTGTACAGTATATGCCGGTATATTAACATTAAGTCCTAATCGTAATGCTAATAATTTAGCTATATTACACTCATCAGCATCAGGATTAACACAACCAACAATCAATTCATCTACATCATCATCATCAATCCCATTACGAATTAACATAGGTCGAACCACTTGGATTGCTAAATCTAAAGCTTTGAATTTGCCAGGACTTCCCTTAGCCTTTAAGAATGGTGTTCTACCACCATCTACTATATATACATCATTTGAATTGTTTATCATAACTATTAATTACTCCTTCAATTGTCAAATATTTATAATATTGATTGAAATATTAAATTCACCATCTCTATAGATATTACACCTTTCGTCAAAATGATTCATTGTATAGTTCTTTTTTTTACCTGTTCTGATATCATCTGCTATATCATATACATTACACACATCCTTAGAATTGTGAGTTCTAAGTCCACGGCCAATAGATTGTAGTATCCTTATCTGTGATTTAGATGGAAATGCGAATATAATATTATGAATGTTTCTTATATTAATGCCTGTAGAGAATGTTCCATTTGACGCTACGATAATAACATCATCTGTATTTTCAGCAAACTCTCTTATATCTTCTCTTTCATCTGCCTTAGTTATACCAGAAACATACAAAACTTCTTTATCAGTCATTTCTCGTATCTGTTCGGTTAAAGGAATGCCGTGTTTCTCTACATATTGGAACAATACCAACGTGTTACCATTTAGTGTTGTTGCTAACTTTGATATAAAAAGATTTCTACTCTTGTTCAATACAAGGTAATCGCACTCCTCTTGGTATGTTTTTACATTACGCGCTATTTTCTTATCTTCTTTAGAGTGATTTAATACCAAACAATTCACTTTAAGTTTAGCTATTGTTCCAGCGTCCATTAATTTTTTAGTTGTTGTGACGTTCTTTGGAACATCAAACAAACCAGATAATGTAAGTCTGTTAGTTTCTTTACCGTCAAGTGTGCCTGTTAAACCGAAACGATATGGGCAGTTTGTCAATTTTTCCATAATTGTTGATAGTGACTTAGCTTTTGCTGTATGTGCTTCATCGACAAATACTACACTAAACTGACTGAAATAATCCTTTTTCATTTTATATACTGACTGCCACGTTGAAATGTATATTGGCTTGTCAGCATACTTATCTTTACCAGAAGTAATCAAGTGGCAATTTGTTTCTGCATCGAAACCGTAATCGTTGAAATCTTTGAACATCTGTGATACCAATTGTATAGTTGGTACGAGTAATAATATTTTCTTATTAGTTTTTTGTTGTTTGAATGTATAATAACGTATTAAACAATATATTATTAAAGATTTGCCGGAAGCAGTAGGTGATACTAATAGAGCTCTAGAGTGTTTGATTGCATGATGAACTGCGTCTAGTTGGTAATCCCTTATTTTCATAGGAATTTTAAGGTGGTTAATGAAGTTGTTAACATCATCTTTAATTATATCTATCGAATTATCGAATAATGAGAACTTATAACCCCTAGACTCAGCGAAACGAGCTAGTTCAAACCTCAAACCAAAGTATATTAGATTTGTTTTTGTATCGAATAGACGTATCTTACCATCCCAGAAACCACCTTTATATGATGGCATGAACTTTGCGCCAGGAACTTCAAATGTGAAGTGTTCTGATAATTCCATAGCTATACCTCTTTCACATTTAACATGGACGTATACATCATTCTTTTTTGTAATAACCAAATCATTTTTATTATTAGTAATGAATCCCAAATCAACTCCCTTGTTGGAATTTCTCCCATTCGATGATATTTTTTATATGAAAACTCCTTGTAGAAATCTCCTTTAATACCTTCTCTAAAGTTTTTTCTTGAAGCTCTAAATTAATTCTTTTCTTTTTTATATTAATGAGTGTGTTATCAGCATTAAGATAAATATCCTTGTCAGCACGAAGTATCTTTTCATCCAAAGGTTCAATAATATAAACTTCTGGTTCTGCTTTACCCAAATAATACTTAAATCTCTCTTTATATGCTATATCATATTCTATTTGAACCCATCGTAACTTAGCAACTATCTCATTATATTTATTTAAATATTTAGAATAAATGAATGGGGTTTCTGCCGATTCTGTGGATAATTTAGTAATGTTTATTTTGTCAAGTTCTATCATATATATTATTCAGTATCTTCAAAATATTGTGAATAGTGATTGTTTAATTTAGGATTAAACCAATTTTCATTTATTTTATGTTTAACATGTCCACAACTGTTACACTTATCAGGCAACATTTCTATTAATTTTGGTACTGGAGTTGGTATTTTATTATCATCTACTCCTACCATAAGGAACTGTGCTGTAACACATTTTATTTGGCAAGAATTCTTAACATCTTCTTTAACTCCAACCAAATCAATAGTCATAGAAGTTTTTCCGACCTTGATTACTTCTCCTCTAATAGATAGAAGACATCCTATATCAATAGGTTCTAGATATTGCACATCCATTATTTTAACAGTAATACAATATAATCTAGAGAATCGTCTAGATGTAATTGAAGCTGTTTGATCTAATAATTTAAGTAACTCTCCGCCATGAAGTTTATTATCAAAATTTGATTGTGATGGTGATGGTGAAACGACAATAGTTGTTGATATTGGATTATCCATACGTTCCTCGTTTGCTAGGTATCATACCCCTGTGGTTCTCTAATAATATCCTTTCTTTCTAATAAATCGTCCAGTTGATATTTATCTATAGTTTCATATTTCATTAAACATTCAGTCATAGAATGTAGAATATCTATATTATCTTCAAGAATTTTCTTTGCTTTATCGTAATTTTTAGATGTTAATTTGACAACCTCTTCGTCTAATAATTTAGATATTTCTGGTGAAATAATTTGTGCTGGTTGTCCCATAGTTCTACCCATAAAAGGATCACCTTGTTCATCTTCATAACAAAGTGGGCCTACTGCATCACATAACCCCCATCGTTTTACCATATTTCTAGCAATAGATGTTGCACGTTCAATATCATTAGATGCACCTGTAGTCACTTTATCTTTTCCATAAATTAATTCTTCAGCAATTCTTCCTCCATATAACGATTGCAACATTGATTCTAATTTTTCCTTAGATGCAGAATAAGAATCTTTCTCTGGTAAAAACATAGTCACGCCCAGAGCTCTTCCTCTTGGCATAATAGACACTTTATATACTGGGTCATGAGTTTCAGTTAATCTACCTACAATAGCATGTCCTGATTCATGATATGCAGTCATACGTTTTTCACCCTCGTCCATCACCATTGTTTTCTTCTCTACCCCCATAATCAACTTGTCTTTAGCCTTTTCTAGATCAGACATACATATATTATTCTTATTATTCTTTGCAGCATTAATAGCAGCTTCATTGATAAGATTTGCTAGTTCTGCACCAGAAAACCCAGTAGTTCCTTGAGCAATATATTTTAATTTAATATCATCGGAGTATGGTACTTTTCTCATATGAACCTGAAGAATATGTTCTCTCCCTTTAATATCCGGCAATCCCACATTAATTTCTCTGTCGAATCTGCCTGGCCTTAATAATGCTTTATCTAACACATCTGCCCTATTAGTTGCACCTAACACAATAACACCATCTCTGTCATCAAATCCGTCCATTTCCACTAATAATTGATTTAATGTTTGTTCTCTTTCATCATTACCACCTCCATGACCAGCACCACGTTGTCTGCCTACCGCATCAATCTCGTCTATGAATATAATACATGGTGAAGATTTTCTTGCTTCAGAAAACATATCTCTAACTCTAGATGCTCCGACACCAACAAACATCTCCACAAAATCTGAACCAGATATTGAAAAGAATGGTACTTTTGCTTCGCCGGCGATAGCACGCGCCAATAGAGTTTTTCCTGTGCCCGGAGGCCCTACCATTAATGCACCTTTAGGTATTTTTGCTCCGAGTCTCACATATTTAGGTGGATTTTTTAAAAAATCAACCATTTCAGAAACTTCATCTAATGCTTCTTCCACGCCTGCAACATCAGCAAATGTAACTTTTATTTTATTTTGTTCTAATTTCTTAGCCTTATTCTTGCCGGTGAACTTACCAACTTGTCCACCTTGCACTCGTTTCATATACCATATCCACACCCCTATTATTATTATTATAGGAAACCATGAAATGAATATACTCATGAAAATAGATCCCTCTTCTGGCGGATTTACAATAACATCCACACGATTTCTTAATAAATCGTCAATTAAATGAGGATCATCAGGAGAATATGTTCTAAATGTTGTGCCATCATGAAATTCCCCAACAACAAACATACCTTCTATTAGAACTCTTTTTACTTGACTACTATTAACTAAATCTATAAATTTAGCATATGAAACTTCTGATGTTATCGGGTCTTCTTTACTAGAAGATCCTAATAACAAAATAAGAATTAATCCTATAATTAACCAAATTGCCTGTTTTTTTATCATAATAAAATTTTATAAGGTAGATTCGAGTATTGTAATATCCGGTGTTGATAAGTTAAAATTATCAGTTCCACTTGGGTCTGCATCGAAATAATAACGCGTGTATGCTAAATCAACATCGACTTTAGCATAAGATACCCCATCGTCATCTACTCCGAAATCTATACCAGATATAGATGTAGGGAATGAGTCAACAAAGGTGTAAGTTCCTATTAATATATTAGATGAATTGTATATGATTATATTTGAGTCTGATAACAACTCATTAGCCTTATCATAACTCACATTAGAAATATTTTCCATCCAAGAAACAATTTCTCTATAATTTTTTAACTGTTCATCTACATTAAAAGATAATGTTAAGTCGGAATATACCAACTTATCACCCGGCACTTTAATGTCTGCCCATCTATTACTTTGAATAGCTGCTTCAACAGATAAAGATGGTAATGACACATTTGTACAAGAGAATTCAACATCTTTAAATATTTTATTAACAAACTTGAAAGATGCTGTATTTAATAAATTCATATTTACTCCTGATATTATATAGTATAACATTATTTATCATAGTTGTCAAGTCAAAAAAAAGGAGCCTTATGGCTCCTTTTAGTTTTGTTATTGTATCTAAGACTAGATAGCAGTAACTTTAGTGCGTCTGTAATAGACGTTATTATTTGCACCAGATGTAACGAATGGATTATCAACCATACCGTAACGAGTTTTGAATGCAATTTTAGGTTGAAAAGTGTTTTCGCCAACCGCTTTAACCATTTGTAATGGAACGTATGGACAATAGAACAATCCAGCATCATATTGAGATGCACCTTTATAACCAACTACAAAATAGTCAGTTCCAGTTGCATACGGATCAACAAATACTTTGATAGAACCGTTTAGAGTTCCAACAAAAGTATTACCAGATGCATCAACATTACCAGATAAGTGACCAGAAACACCACCAAAATCTAAGTTACCAACCATTGCTAAAGCAGAAGCAATGTTAGAAGAACAGATTAGGATGTTACCTTTGCCACGTCTAGTATCAATTGCAATTTTATTTGCTTCTTTTTCGATCCAGAACAATAGTCCTTTGTATTTCTCAACAGACCAACGACCATCTAAATCAGCAGCAACAATAGTACCAGCAGTTGTGGCATCTTGTGAACCTACTTTAGCATTTATATAGATAGTACGAACCAATTCGCGGTTGATCTCACCCAAGATTTCTTGAGATAAGATATTAGCTAATTCGCTTTCGGCATCAAGACCATGAACAGCTTTTAAGTCTTGTGCTAATTCCATTGTATACTCAGCTTTTAGAGCTCTGGTTTTAGCAGTTACAGAAGTCGATTCAATTGAGAATGCCATTTCTGGGAATGCGTTAGTGCCATCACCCATAGCTTCACCATATGCTGTGGTTTCACCCGCACCAGTTGTATAAGTGCCTGGAGTACCATCATTTAATACTGAAGGGTCTGTTCCAGCTTGTGTGCCAGAACCAGCAAAGTCTGTATCTCTTTCATCAAATCCTGCTTCTGTACCACTTTGTGTAGAATATTTTGATTTCATCGCGAAGATTAAACCAGTAGGGCCAGTCATAGGTTGTACGCCAGCAATATCATATGCAATCAATGAAGGCATCGCACGTCTTACTAAACTAATTAATACAGGATCCCAGTTAGCAACAGATGAACCAGTTGCATTAGTAGGTGCTGCTTCTTGTAAGCCATGTTGCTCAATGAAAGCTTTTTCTTGATTTTCTAGAATTACTGTAGTGACGGAACGTTTATAAGCATCTTTGATCTCAGGAAGATCTGCGTGGTCTAAAACTGGTCGCCATTTTTCATTCAATTGTTCGGTTTTGAACATTGTGTTCTCCTTATGGATATTTTTATTGATGTTTTGAAATTGCTGCCATATATGCAGCCATATTATCACTCACTTCAGTAGGTGTTGTAGGAGTTACCTCTTCCACATCACTTACTTTTGTATCAGTTGGGAAATATTTTTCCTTAATGATATTGAGTTTCTTTTCATATAATTCACTTGATTCAAAATCTACGTTTTCAGCTAGTTCTTTAAATTTTTCTATTTCTGTGACAGCTAGATCTTCGGATAAATTTAAAAGAATTCGATCTTTCATTGATTCATTAACCTGACTAAATAAAGACATTTTTTCTTTTTCGACTTCATTAAGTTTTTCAGTTAATTCTTCAATTTCGTCAAATTGTGATTCAACAATTGAAAGTTTTTCTTCTGGGATGTCAATAAAATTTTCTACGAATAAATCCCGCATTCCATCTAAGAACCCTTCAGAAATTTCTGAACGAATACTATGTTCTAAAGCAATTTCATTATCTTTAGCCCATTCTTCAACTACATAAGATAAATAATCATCTATTTTAGTACCTAAAGATTCTTCAACTGATTGAATTTCTTCTAATAACTTAGTTTGATAAATTTCCTCTAATTTTACTTTTTCTGATGCTAATCTCGCACCAATTGCTGCTTCAAAAATTGTAGTAGCTTTAAGTTTAAAGTCGTCTGAAAAGTCTTCACCTTCTAAAAGTGCATCTACGTCAGCTGACATATCTACTTTATCTTCTTTTACTGGGTTTTTCTTTTCTTCTACCTCATCCTCGTCTTCCTCTTCATCTTCATCTTCATCAGAATCATCCGATTTTAT